CCCCCCCCCCCCCCCCCCCCCCCGCCCCCCCCCCCCCGCCCCCCCGCCGGCCTGCACGTTATGCACAAGGGGTTTTCACGTTATGACCAAGGGGTTTTCACGTTGTGCATACCTACAATAGATAAATATACAAAAGAGAAAATTACAACAGATAAAGCATTTAGTAAACTAAATGCACAAATCCAGCCAGAAGTCGCTAACGCTCCTTCCAGCGGATTTGAGCCGGGTGTCTATTCTGAAGACAAGGTTCAAGAAGAAGAGGAAGAGAATACAAACCTAGAAGTCCTTGCAGAAATAGAAGAGAATAGTAGTTCTTGTAATATTCCTAAAGAAGAAACAAAGAATATAGATTCTCTTGAAGAAACAAATGAAGTAGAAGTAGAATTCCTTGCAGAAACAAATAAAAATAATAACAACGAAAGTTATCCTAGAAGTAATAATAAAAATATATGCGCCGCCGCCGAAAATTCAAACTCTGTGAATGGGGGGTACAAGGCCACTACGGATGTGTCTCAGAACAGCGATTGGGACGATACAAAAGGAGTAAGAAACGATTCTAACTCAAAAGACGACCTATGGGTCCAGAAAGACCCTAAAATGCGAAATCAAGGCAAAAAAACAATAGACAATCAGCAATCCATTTTTTTCTCTAATGATTCTGGTGGGTTGAAAAATGACAAACTGACCAAAAAATCAAAAAAACAGCTACAACTAGAGGCGCATAGAGAGAAAAACCCTGAGTTCATGCGGGTTTACGACGCTTGGGTTGAACAGGGCTTTCCTGCTCATGGCCCTGATACAGCCACGTTTAAAAAAGCCCTCGCTGATTTCAATAAAGTTAGAACCGGAGAGTTTTATAAAAAGATTGTTGATTTGGACCAATACGCAAAACCATATGGACCAAGGGCGATCATCAAAGCAATCAAGAATTTCAAACTGGCTTTTGATATAAACTATGAACCAGTTAATAAGAAGTGGCTGGAATCTAGAAAATCGTTGGGAAAGTTTTTCTATGACCCTAGTTTGTTTTCAAAGAGTTTGTTTTTGGAATTTCTGGAAGAACCAAAATTGGTAGCTCCTATGGAGAAAAGTGTTGAATCAAAATATAAAGACAAGTATGGAGTTGATTATTGCTATATGCCTGAATGGTTTGTTCCATTGTATGAAGAAGCCGAAGAGAACGGGGTAGCTCTGGATGATACAAAAGCTCCCCAAGGGTTAGATGGTTATGCGTTTTTCTTTTATTATCTGTTGGATAAGGAAAATTACTATATGGATGGTTGTTTGTTCAAGGATTTGAAATTTGGATGGAGTGACTTTGTCATGTTTGTTGAGAAGTGGCTTGCCTATTTTGAATACGAAAAAGACATTGATGAAAATGATGGTCGGGATTTGACCCAATATGATAAGGCTTTAGATGCTCTGGTGCAGATAAAGGATAAGGTTTTGTCTATGGGTGAGGATAGCGTTTGCACCAGGGGGCATTTGTTCTCCGATAAGGTTTGGGATTTGGTTTTTGAAAAATAGGTTGACATTTTGAGGAATGGTGTGGTATATGGGGTTAGAAAATATAAAGAATAGTAAAGGGGATTATTATGGTACAAATACCTTTTCCAAATAAGAAATATCAAATTATTTATGCAGATCCTCCTTGGAGTTATCGAGATAAAGCGCTTGCTGGTAACAGAGGAGCAGGTTGCAAATATCTAACACAGGAGAAAACGTGGATAGATAATTTAAGCGTATCAACTATAGCAGATGAAAACTGTGCTTTATTTTTATGGGTAACTATGCCTAAATTAAATGAATGTTGGGAGTTAATAGAAAATTGGGGATTTGAATATAAAACAGTGGCTTTTACTTGGGTTAAAAAAAATAAAAAAGCAGATTCATGGTTTTGGGGAATGGGACGTTGGACACGAGCAAATGCAGAACTTTGTTTGTTAGCAACAAAGGGTAAACCTAAAAGATTAAGTGCAGGAGTACATTCCGTTGTTGATTCTCCAATAGAAAGACATAGCCAAAAACCTAAAGAAGTAAGAAAAAGAATTGTTGATTTATTAGGAGATATTCCACGAATTGAACTTTTTGCAAGGGAAGAGACAGAAGGGTGGGATGCTTGGGGAAATGAAATATATTGACACTTTAATTAAAAGTAAGGAGGAATTATGGCTACTATGCGTTTCAATCCGTATGAAAAGATTGAGCAGTTGGAATCAGAAAACGCCAATCTGCGTGAGTTGTGCGAAGAAATTTATGGATTGGTTCATACTTTAGTTAGTAATACCACACCATTTATTAATTCTATTGAATCAGTTGATAGGTGGAATGGTCCAGGTTTGGAAGATTTATATGCTTCTTTTTGTGCATTTACTACAAAGTATGAACAATTTATTGAAGAGGATAATTAAATTATGCTATTAGGATTTCTATTATTTACTATTGTTGTTACCGCAGTTTCTATCGGAATCAATGCTGGATATATAACCCGTGCAATTAAAGAAGATTCTAAAGTTGTTATCAAAGAATACAGTGTTTCAGTAGCATCATGGTCAAACGTATTTGATTTATGTTATATTGGTTGGGCTATTTATATTTTGGTAAACATTTCGTGATAGCAAAAAGGAGTTGTATATGTCGCCGGATTCGATATTGCGTCAGGTAAAAAAAGAAGCTCTCAAGGCCAATATGCGCCATCAACTTGGGGCTGTTGTGTTGCAGGGTGGACGAATTATTTCAACCGGACATAATCAACGGCGACATGTTCGACTACCTAATGAATGGGCGAACAGAAAGGATACGGTTTGTGCGGAGAGGGCAGCATTGCTGAAGTGCATGAATACGGCGAAGGGAGGAACCCTGTATGTCGGAAGGTACACGCAGGGGGGCAAGTTTCGATTGGCAAAGCCGTGTGAGGCGTGTTTGCGTATGATGAATGATCTTGGTATTAAGCGTGTTTTCTATACTGATAATAATGGAATATTTAAGGAGGTTTAACAGTATGGGGACTACTACTTATAATTATTATGACGATGGGTGGATTTTGGAAGGTTCGGAGTGTGAATATAATGAGGATTGGATTTCATTAATCTATACTCCTGACGAACCTCTTGATGATGCTGCGTCTTTTATTAGATTAGATTTGCCTAAACAAGTTATTATTAAACTTGGTGAAAAGTTGAAGAAGGAAATGGAGTAAGAAAATGATTTCTACTATTCCATATGAAGAAACTGTAAATCATATTGCCTCTCCTGAATATCTTAGAAAGCGCAATGAAGAAATATATCTGAAAGTGTTTAGGCAAATATCAGGAAATCCAGATATAACTTTTGAAGATGAACTTGCATGGTACAAGGAACAAGGAAAGCCCATTACAAATTATAGTCGGACTGTTGCTATTAGAAAATTTTGTCAGCGCTGCAATGATCAAGAAAATGATTCAGGGCATATCACTTGTGGAATGAAGTGGGGGAAACCTTCTGAAAATTCTCAAATGCCTAATGGATGTGCTTTTAATGTATGGGCTAAAGGGATACGCTATATCCCTGCAAAATCTAAAAAAGTAACTCAAACATCAGCCATTAAGCTAGTGTGTATGTGGTGTCAGGGGGCCGATTCTATTGTTGCTGTTAAATATTGTTCTAATTTTTTATATAAAGATAAAAATGGGGATATTCAGGGATGTTGGCTATTTCCATTTAGAATGGGTAAAAATCCGTTCAATACCAGGGTAGTTTCGGAAGAGGTACTTAAAAAAGCACAGGAAGGGTTAGCTAGGTGGCGGGAAGACCAGAAGAAAAATAAATAAAAGAAAGGAAACAAAATGATTAATGAATCACATATTTATCAATTAGTTAAGAATATTTACGGGAGTCGGGCAGAACTAGTTGCTATTGATGGAAAATTTATTCGATTAAAAATTAGTGAGGAATTATATTTTTGGGCAAGAAAAGATCATTGGAAACCTTTAGATTTTGATGGGCCTTGGTATTAAATATATAAACAATAGAGGATTAGAATAAATTGCCTATCACAAAAGTTGATTCTGAAACAGAGAAAAAGATTCTTATTGGACTTATTATATCAAAACCATATTGTCAGCAGATTGCAAAACTCATTGACTATGATATTTTTTCAGCCTCTTATTCAAAAAGAATTGCTGAATGGAGTGTCAAGCATTTTCTGAAATTCAATGAACCAGTTAAAGATTTGATTCAAGATGTATTCAATCGTGAATCAACACAGATGAACGAAGATGAAATAAACTTGATTAAAGAACTTCTCATTCATATTTCAAATATTTATGATGAAGAAGGAGAATCTTTTAATCATCTTTATTGGATTGATAAATCTATTGAATATATAAAGAAAAAGAAACTAGAAAAAACAATCGAACAGGTTAATAATGCCTTATCTGTGAATAGGGTTCAAGAAGCGGAACAGGCATTTTTCAACTATCATAGTGTTGCCAAAGAGACTTCCAGGGTAACTTCTCTTACTGATATTGATAGTGTGGCAAACAGGGTGTTAGCCAAGGAAGACACTGAGTTATTTACACCAGAAGGGGATTTGGGTAAGGTTATTGGGCCACTTAGACGTAGAGGGTTGATGGGAGTTTTTGGAGCAAGTAAAATTTCAAAAACATTTGCTGCATTTAAACTTGCTTTAGAAGCGGTTACTCATGGGTTTAAAGTTTTGATTATTTCTGTGGAAATGTCAAAAACAGAATGTGAGGAACGTTTGTTAATGCAGGTATTAGAGAGGCCATATTCTGTTGATAATGTTGAAAGTTTATATACAACATGGGATTGTAAAAAGAATAGAACGGGAAAGTGTAGAAAGAAGGAACGAGTTGGAAAGGGTAAATATCTAACTGGTAAAATTAATTCTGAATATGTAAATCCAGATTATATTCCTTGTGATGTATGTAGAGGCAAGTCTAATGAATATGAATTGGAATTTTTTGATAGAACAGAGTCAAGGCCAGTAATTACTTCTGAATATCTTAAAACACGACTTAAATCTGCTCTTAAATTTGAAGGTTTGAAGAATATTAGAATAACCGCATTTCCTCAATTCTCTGCCCCTTGGGAAAGTATTGAACAAACCCTGGATTATCTTCAAACTATAGAAGACTTTCAAGCTGATATTGTTGTTATTGATTATATTAATATTTTAAAAGCAACGACTTTTAATGATAAACGAAATAACATTGACATGTTGTGGCAAAGTGCAAAACGTTGTGCGGATGAAAGAAATATTTGTGTTATTTCTCCGATTCATTCTAACAGAAGCGGGTATAACGATGTATATTTAGATATGACACATTTATCCGAATCAATTGGAATCGCTGCCACTTGTACTAATATTCTTGCAATAGATTCTGAAAAAGAATTGAAAGCACACAATTGTGTTCGGGCGCATCAAATTGCAAATCGTTTTGATCAGTTTAACCCTAAAGATTGTGTTTATATACTACAAAATTTAAACCATGGGAAGTTTTGCTATGACTCCTGGTTTTATTCCTATCGAGATCATTTGAATTTTGGGTATAGGGAAGAAGAAGGAAATAAAAAGTCTTGACAGGTTTGAGTTTTTGGGGTAGAAGAAGGGAACTTTCGGAATAAAGGAGTAGTTTTTGAATTTTTTATCATTTTTGCTGGCTGCTTCATTGTTGACCTATCCAGTTCATTTTCATTCTGTTGAAAACAAACTGGAAATACAAGAATTGAAATCAATCATTGAAATAACATTAAAAATGGTTGACCAGGAATATAATGATAATTTTGTCAATCTGCTTTTAGGAACCGTGGCAACTGAATCTTCTTTTGGGACGGACCTCGGCACTCAACGATATGATTGCGGACTATTTCAGATAAACTATAAGACTGAAAAAGACTATATTAGGCGAGTGTTGCCTAAATATCCCAAATATCAAAAAGCTATTCTCTATTATATTAGAACATATGGTATCAAAAAAGCCCGAACAATTATTGAGTATCAGGTTTTGATTGCTTCCCTTATTTATAAAGAAAGAGTGGGGATACTTAAAATCTCAAATGAATATGATGGGGATGTGTGGACTTTGGCTTGGATTTGGAAAAAAGTCTATAACACTAAGCATGGAAAAGGAAAGACAGAGCATTTTTATAACAAGTATGTTGAGTATGTGAGTCAGGGAGGATAATTTTATGTATGATAGTAATTTTGCAAAGGTTTATATGCGAGAAAAACGAGATTTACTGAGCGTTTTGAAAGATGGAGACAAAGACCTTTATGAAATTGCTTCAAATATGGTAAAAGAATATTTTAAAGAGAGGGAGAGTTATGGAATTGAATAGGGTTGAGAAAATTGCAGAGTATAATGATTTTATCTATCTTAGAACTTCATGTTCATGTGGATGTGATAGTTATCTTGGTTTGATTTTTGATAAAGAGTTTGGAACTGCTAGTTTTGAAATGAAAACGGAGGAAAACTGTTATTCTTCAAATCCCTTTATGCAGATGTGGTGGAGAATCAAGGAGGCATTTAAAGTTCTACTATATGGTAAACTTAACAGGTATGGAGAAGTATATTTAAAAGATCAAGAACACTTGGATGATATTAAAAATGCTCTTGATTATTGTGCTGAAAAATTAGATTTATTTAATACAAAGGATAAAGAGGATCAGTAATGCAAAAAAAGACTATTCAAAAGGTTCTTGCTAAGAAGTTTAATGAGTGGTGTACTAGTATTGATAATCAGGAAGTTCAAAAACTTGTAAAGAAAAATACTATTATTACTGGTGGGGCTATCGCTTCTATGCTTCTTGGAGAAGAAGTTAAAGATTTTGATGTGTATTTCAAAAACAAACAAACCGCACTTGCTGTTGCAAAATATTATGTAGGTAAATTTAACACAAAACACAGCGAGATTACTAACCGGCTTGGACATAAAGTAAAAGCTTGTGTTCTTGATGGAGAAGAACTTGTAGTTGATGAAAATGCTAATGTAATAAAAGTTAATAATCCAGATATTATTAGTGAGTTTGCAACACAGGGAATTGACAAATATGGAAACGTACTAGAAGGAGCTAAAATTTCCAGAATGGTGGCTAACTGCCCAAAAGAGAGAATTAAGATTCTTGTTCGCTCAGATGGGGTAGCCGCTGAAGACGAAACTATTCTTCAATCACCATTTGAAGATGTATATGATGTGTTAGAAGAAGCAGACAAAATTGATGCTGTAGAACTTGAAAATACAGAGGACAAGCAAGAACAAAAAGAAAAATATAGTCCTATTTTTCTTTCTACAAATGCAATTACATTATCTAATAAGATTCAATGTATAATTAGGTTTTATGGTGAACCTGAAGATATTCATTCTAGCTATGATTTTATTCATGCAACAAACTATTGGACTTCTTGGGATAATAAAGTAGTTACATCAGTTGAAGCCCTTGAATCCTTGATGTGTAAACATTTAAAGTACATGGGGTCAAAATACCCTTTATGTTCTATTATTAGAACTCGAAAATTTATTAATCGTGGGTGGCATATAAATGCAGGACAATATCTAAAAATGTGTTTGCAGTTGAACGAATTAGATTTAAATAATATTGATGTTCTTGAAGACCAGTTAATTGGAGTAGATAGTGCATATTTTATGATGCTAATAGATTCAATTCGCAATAAGCAATTAACTGATGATAATTTTGAATTAAATAATTCATATATTATTTCAATTATTGATAAGATTTTTTAAGGAGTAGAATTAGTATGAAAATTGATGCTCAAGGGCTGCTATCTTTTTTGAATAAGTTTCAATTTACCAATAGAATTGATGATGTTGTATGGGAAGAACGGGAAGGACAACTGATGATTATTGCCAGCACAAATGATTTGGTTTGTCTTGGTATCTATGATGAACAGTGGTTTCAGGAAAAACCTCTAGGAGTTCGGCTAAAGCATATTTGTAGTTTTCTAAAAAAGCAGGAAGAAATTGATATTTCATTTTCTTCTGATAGAATTATTCTAAAGGGAAAAGGAACATTAGAGTATAAGCCTATCAATCCAATCTATTTGACTGCTAGTAGGCCGGAGTTTACAGTTGACCCGTTTACTATCATGGACACCTTTTCTAATCGTGCGCATATTGAAAAGGCAGATAAAGCTATCATTCAATCATTGCTTGCCACTACTCAATCAAATATTGTGACATTTACTTCTAGTGGCCTATACTCCGGTGAGGATAATGAGCATATTGTGCGATTTGATTTTGAAACTGGATTGAAAGAAGATGAAAAGATTTCTGTCAAAAAGGATATTCTTGTTGAAGTTATGAAGAAATATCAAGATTTCAATTTGAAAACTGTTCCGGGTGGTTCTGATTCTATTTTGATTTCTTCTGATGATGTTTTTTATGTTATCAGAAAGGAGGTTGAGTAAATCATGCATAATAGTTATTACCCTGATAAATGGCAGATTATAAAGATAAAGCGTCCTAACAAAAGAACTCTTTATAAGGTGTTTGCAACGTGGGTTGGTGGGTATTTATCTTCAGATGCATGGAGAGTTAATTCTGGAATTGTAGCTGTTGATGAATATGATGGTAGTTATGGTTTTATAGGAAACAGCGGGTCTTGTTATTTTTGTGATAAAGATACTTATGGAATTACTAGTTACGGAAAATCTATTTTAAATGATTTTATTTTACGTGCAACAAAACATGAAATTCAAATAGAAGTTATTAATGAAGAAGATATTGAAAAGGTTATTTCTGAAATAAATAACAATGGGGAACAATAATCAATGTGGTTTGATAAGTACCGACCAGGTTCTTTTGACAAGTTATCCCTTGAGAAAACAACCAAGGAATATCTTCAATCATGCGTGGATACGCAAGACATTCCCAACCTTTTGCTTTGTGGAAATCCTGGTAGTGGAAAGACCACAATTGCTCGTATTCTTCTAGATTCCATTCCCACGACTTGTCTTGAACTCAATGGTTCCTCCAAAGATAGAGGAATTGAAACCATGAAGACAAAGGTTGCGGAATTTGCTTCCTCCTATTCAACCAATCTGAATGTGGTTTTTATTGATGAAGCAGATGGAATGACCCCGGAAGCTCAAGATGCCCTTAAAAATACAATTGAAAAATTTCATAAAACTTGTAGATTTATTTTTACTGGAAATACAATTCATAAATTTACTGATGCTATAAAGAGCCGGTTTATCCATTTGAATTTTAAACAATTTCCAAAAAGAAGTGTTGTTTCATTATGCAACACCATTTTGAACGCTGAAAAAATCGAATATGATTCAAAAATTGTATCAAAAATTGTAAATCTTACATATCCGGATATTCGATCTTGTGTTAATTTGCTTGAATATTCATCATTTGATGGTAAACTATCTATTAAACCCGATACCGTATTATTTGAAAATGAATACCCTAAACTATTGGAATATTTAAAATCAGGAAATGTTGAGGGAATCTTTAAGATTGCAGAAAACATTATAAATTTTGAACCCTACTATCGGCAACTGCTCAAAGAAATGCTCCAATCAAACTTGGATTTCGGGTTGACAGTCTCGGATTACTATGATATGCATAGCAGAGCAATTGATAAGGTGATTCCGTTTGTGGGAATGTTTGTCGAATTGATGAAGAGGATGAAAATCACGCCTAAAATGAGGGACTGATATGCTTTGCTATTTTTCTAGATTTTATGATTATATCAGATATGATATTCCTTATGGAATTTCTAACCTTTGTTCTTGGTTTAAGGTTGTTTGGAAATTTAGAGCTTGGGATTCTCATTATGTCTTTGTTATGTTGAGAAAGAGTCTTCAAGAATTGTATCCGGTGATCAAAGACGGGTGTCACTCAAATCGTGAAAAGGATGCCAGTAGAATTAAAATTTGTATTAATTTGTTGGATAGAATTATTTCTGATAGCAGTTGTGGAAAGTTTACATATTTTCAAATGCATCCTAATGATGAAAAAGCAGCATATACAGAAAAGAACGATATTGAATATCTTTTTATGATTCTGACTAAACATATTAAAAGATGGTGGGAGTAATTAAAAGAGAGGTTAAGATATGTTTACAGTTTATTTTATTGATGATAACACAACTAGAATTTTCTATGAGGGTATTGAATTGAAAAAATTTAATTCTTGGACTATGGATGCTTTTAATTCTGGTAGAATGGGGACTATTACAATTGATGGGTACGTAGAAGTGGTGAATGGCTCTCCTGAATTTGATGAGGATGGAAATCTGATCGAATACCAATCAGAAGAAGAGATCATGGAAGCCCTTTTAGATAGAGATATTATGGGGTTTTATGAATTTGCTTGTGATTCCTGTGATGAAAATTGTATAGGAAAAACTTATTCACCGGGTAATTTCTGTGATAGATTTTTAAGTAATAACCATGATTGGTATCCCTGTGATGAAATTCTATGAACTTCTATCAACGTAGACTTGGTGTATTGTCAAAATCAAAACATCAGGAATCTCTCAGATTAAATATTCTCAATTCGCAAATAGCAACTGAAGTGCTGGATTGTTTTGATGGAGTAAGTTTTTTCTTGCCAAAAGAGAAAAAATTTGGTAGAGAAGAGGAAATCGAACAAATTAGGAATTTTTATAACATCAGTGATAAACATGCTAGACAAATTTTAGTTATGGAAGAAATGAGAGGTGTGAGATGAGTGAGTACAAGTTCTTGGCGATGGATGAAGACGGAGATTGCTGGCTCGGCAGTGGATTTTATTGGGATGGCCGCATGTACGTCGCATATGATGCTTTCGATACTATCCACAAGCCCCCATTCTTCCTCAAGCCAGGCCAGTTGTGGGAGCGTATCCTACAAAAACTTGATTGTGGGCAGAACGTCCAGAATAATGCGGAGGTGTGGAACGGCTACTGGTGGCGTCTTGTTGAAGACCATTCAGCCGAGAGCGGGGGACAGAAGCAACTGGTCAACTTCGGGCTGTATGAGGCGGCGAAGACAATGCTCGAATGTTTGGAAAATTGTCCCGGTACATTCAATTACCATCCGGCAATAGAGGATAACCTTCGTAAAGCCCTCTCCAACGCAACGCCCGTCGAGCCGCAGGGGTGGATTGTGGACCGTGGGCCGACCGAGGAGGATTGGTGGGAAGACGAACACAACAGGCGTTGGGTTATGGTTTACGACGGCCATGAAGTTATATTCAGTGAGTACCCACTAATGGACGATGAAGATGTTTGGCAACCTGTTCCGCTCTGCCTTCGTGTCCCGCCGCCGCAACCGGAGGAGCCGAAGTGCGAAACGTGTGAGCATTTTAGTGAACGTGACGGCGCAAATGTATGCTGGCTTAAGTTGAGGTTTGACCCAATTTGTGGAATGGCTGGCTGCGTCTACAAGCGGAGGAAGGAGTAGGAGATGGACACTCACGAACTCATGAAACTGGCTATAGCTGAAGCAGTGCTAGCAGCCCTTAACGACGAGCCGGTTTCCGATTTTATGGAGTCATTCGAGCCTGTAATGAAAATTATCGCCATGAAGTTAGACATTGCCACGGCCAACATCGAAGTTGGAAACCTTGAGCGCGACCTCACCAAAGCCAACACCAAAGCCCTCGCGAATCAGGTGACCATCGAAAACCTGCGGGCCAAGGTGAAGCGGTTGAAGAAGGCATATCGCTACCAGAGGGCGGCAACAGCGCAATACATGAAATACGAACACGACGGCGCATTCAAATACCGTGACTCGGCGCATATATTGATGCACAAAGCCGCCGAACTCTACCAACAATTTGAGAGACTATAATTTATTATGTCATATAATCCAACAGTATATCAGGTAAAATTAATGTGTCACTGTGTTGGAAATAAACCATTCAAAAAGAACTACAGAAATAACTATGTTACAAATGGCCTAGATAAAGATTGGGAAATGCTTTTAGAAAATGGGCTAGCTCTTCGATCTTGTATAAATGATACACAATCTTGTAATATTATATATCACTTAATAACTAAAGGTAAACAATATGTTAGAGATTATTTAAAAATAGTCGAGATTGTTTCTCCGATTAAATAGGAGTTCTTATGACACAAGAAAATTGGGCAGGACCGCAGCCCCGTCAAATACAAGTTGAATTGAATGGAGGTAAAGTATGGGTAGACCCGGAACTATCTCCATTGTTGATCGAATTAAATAAGGTAAAATAGATGGGATTTTTTTCAAATATCGAATCAAGAGGTCCAGACTGTTCTAGTTGTGGTCTATATGAACATGCAAAATCTCCTAAAATGGGAGTGTTTGGAGAAGGTAAGAAAAAGATATTGATTTTGGGCAAGGCACCTTCTGTTAAACAAGATTTGGAAAATAATCTTTTTGAGGGAGAAGCTACTGATCTATTGCGAAAAGAATTAAAATCAAACGGAATTAATTTAGAACGGGATTGCTGGCGACTTGATGCTTTGGGGTGTAGGGTTGGTAAAATATCCTCAGTACAATTAGAAAATAAAGTAAAAGCATGTAAAGCAAGAGTAGAAAAATATATTGGTGAATTAAAACCTTCTCTTATTATATGTCTTGGTTCTTCTGCATTAAATCAAATTGCTAAAGGTAGGATGTCGGATGTACAATTAATTTCATATCAAGGAAAGGTATATCCCGATTATAAATATAACTCCTGGGTGGGTGCGTTACCACATCCTGCTTTTTTAACCATGCCAGATGAACATGGAAATTGTCTGTTTGATGATAACTACTATATGTCTTTTTTTAGAAGAATGGTCAGTAAAACATTATTGTATATTGATAAAAAACTTCCTGTTTTTCATAATATTTCAAATAAAGTCCAAGTATTAACCGATTATAATGATGTTGTATCTGTATTAGAAGGCGTTCTAAATAGAGACTTACTATATTTAGCCTATGACTACGAAACTAACACTGCAAGTAGTTTTCTACCAGAAATTCGTGTTGAATCTATTGCTGTAACTGACAATAAGAGTATTGCATGGGCTTTTCCATTTGAAAGAGATGGGGTGTATACCCCTGAACAACTTCAGCACATAAAAAGTTTATGGATTAAAATTATATCCAGAAAACACGTACTAAAAATAGTACATAATATGGGGCTTGAATATAATTTTGACGCTATTTATTTTGGTGTAGACGTAGATAATTATTATGACACAATGGTTGGGGTCCATCAACTTGACGTTACTCCAAATACAAAAGGGTTAAAATTTCAACTTTCAATTAGATATGGAATTGAAAGTTACGATGATGAGATTTCGCCGTACTTAGTTCCCCATGATATTAACTCTTATAACGAAATACATAAATGTCCACTAAATAAATTATTAACCTATAACGGAATAGATACCCTAGGGGGGTATTGGCTATGGGAGGACATATATAAAGAACTCCACTATAATACTACTAGAAGTTTTGAACAACGGGAGTGTGATAAATTATACCAGAGTGGTTACAAAGCATTATGTAGGTCACATAGAAAAGGTGTAGATGTTGATATAGATTTTTTAAAAGAAGAAGAGAAATATTTATTTAATCTCAGAGATGAGTATATTAAAAAAGTACATTCTTCTGACGCTGGAAAACTATATAAATCTAAAACAGGAAAAAACTTAGAAATTACCAACAATAATGAAATTGGTCGGCTGGTTTATGAATTTATGGGTATTGCGCCTATTAGAACAACACCAACAGGAAAGGGGCAAGCGACCAAAGAGGCATTAGAAGAACTAAGACTTGATTTTATTAATGATTTGCTTTATGCCAAACAGATTGAAAAACATAGGAATGATTTTGTTTCTAAACTATTACATAACCATACTAATGGAAAAATATACCCTGAAATTGGTGTATCTCATGCCAGGACAGGGCGATCAAATGCTTTTGGCGTAATCAATATTCAACAAATACCAAAACGTACTGAATTAACAAAGCGTGTTAGAAAGGCTCTTATTGCGCCTCCTGGTTACAGATTTGTTTGTCGGGATTATGGTTCAGTAGAGGTTATAACCAATGCGCTATGTTCTGGTGATCCTATATTAAAGCAATACATTAGGGATGGTGCGGACCCTCATCACGATAATGCAAAATTAGCGTATATGATGTCAGATGAACAAGTTACTAAAAAAATACGTCAATTTACTAAACAAGCATGGACGTTCTTGTTATTTTATAAGGGGTACCCGTCTTCTAGTGCAAAACGAATTATAGATGGGTGGGAGCATCTTATAACAGGGGATGGTTTTACATTAAAAGAACATTTTGCTATAAATGGAATAAAAGATTTCTTTTCCCTACGAGATCATTGTATTGAAAAAGCCGACCAAATGTGGAATAGATTTTCTGTTTTTCACGAATATCAGTCAACTAAAGAACAAGAATATTTTAAGAAAGGGTACGTCTCAACACCAATGGGGTTTAGAAGAGGTGGGTTTGTTACTCCGAACATGACAATTAATTCCCCCGCACAGGGACTCGGTTTTCAAATTGTGCTGGATTCTTATGTGGCATTGGATGAGTGGTTAACCAAAAGTATGATGGAATCATATTTATGTTTTCAAATTCACGATGATATTGTGCATATTGTTAAGGATACCGAATTACAAGAGGTGTTAGAAACGGGACACTATATTATGACAGATCGTTTAAATGAGAAGTATGATTGGATTGACATTCCTTTAACAGTGGATACAGAAGTAAGTCCTATTGGGGGTAGTTGGTACGATGTACAATCATGGGATAAAAATGAAAATGGAATATGGGAGGTTAAAAAATAATGGACATTGAGTATTATCTACAGGATGGAGAGCGAGTGGTTTATGAATTTCCTATACTTTATCAAGGATGGGACATGGATGATGTTGGCTGGATTACAAAAAATAAATATGGAAGCAAAAGAATTTTAAGCACAAATCATGGAAGAGTCATAGAATTGGATGACCGTGATCTTTTAGAAAAAATTTCACAATATAATAGTGCAATTGAAGAAACTGTTATGGCATTAGATATTTTAAAGGAGAAATAGTATATGGAGTTTATTTATCTCGCCTGTCCCTACACCCACCCGGAAAAAGATGAAATGGAATACCGGATGAATATGGCAACGGCGTTAGCTGCGGAACTGATGCTTGATGGAAAGAATGTTTTTTCCCCTCTAACTCATTCACACTATCTTTGTGAATACATGCCTGAAGAATATCAAACTGATTTTGATTTCTGGATTAGTCGGGACTTGGAGATTGTTGATAAGTGTGATACTATGTACGTTCTGAAACTGGATGGATGGGAAAATTCAAGGGGGGTTGCTGCGGAAATTGATCATGCTATGAAGAATAGTATCCCAATTAAATACGTAACAATAAATTATTTAGGAACTGAAGAGATAGGAGAACAATTATATGTCATTGAATGAGATTCTTAAAATTAATAAGTATAAACTAGATGCTGAACTTGTAGCTATCGCGGGACAACTTCAGGAGTATTCTGACTTGCATGTTAATGCCATCAAAGCCAGGGATAAGCAGAAGTTAAAATTGGAGGTGTTAGAAGCAAATTTGAATACAAACCTTCGCAAGAATTGGAAAGAACTTGGATTTGATAAGCCTCCCACTGTTCAACAATCAGAAAGTTTTGTAAAAATAAATGAAAATTGGCAGCAAGAACAGCAAAAATTCATTGACCTTTGCGGAGATGTGGGGTATTATAGTGCCGCTTGCAATTCATTACAGGCCAAGCGTTCTGCTTTGGGAAATCTAGTATCCCTGACACAAATTGAATATTGGGCTTCAACCCCTCTTGATGGGGGAGACAACCTTAATCAATCTATGGGTAGGCGAAGGAGTAGAAATGTAGGAGATGAGGAGTAGAGTATGGGAACAGAATTAAATTCTAGAAATACAACTTTTATTATTGATGTATGTGATGAAATGCGTGATTTGCTTCTTGCACAGGAATATATAGAATTGGTAGAGAATTCGGAGTGTATGTATATTCCTACTGACAAGGGCAGGAAAGAAATGGTTCAAATGTTAAAAACAAAGAAGGAGAATTAATTTATGGTTCGTGAACGTCGAAATATGTTTGGTGATTATTCCGCTGATAATAATGAGAACATGACCCCATCAAATAGTGGTGCGCGATTCCTGGTTATCAAGGATGAATACCGTCCAATGCTATGGGATGGGATGAAAGGTAACGGGGAGGCCCTTATTGATGTGATTCCTTATCAAATGGAAGAACCTTGTGGTGTGTCTGTGGATATTGAACCCAAGACCAAGCCCAAGGAAAAGAAGTTTGACAATAATGGTTGTCATATCAATAAGAAGAAGGGAGATTGGGTATTCCAACTTAACTACTGGACACACTCCAACGTAGGTCCGAACAAGGCAACCGTTGTTTGCCCTCGCACTTTCGGGGAATCTTGCCCTGTATGTGAGAAGGAACAGCAACTACTTTCTAACTGGCCTTATGAATCTGGTAGTGATGATAGTAAGGCGTACTACAGGGATGTTGTTGCCCCTCTAAAGACGAAGAATCGTACTCTGTTTAATATTCATGTAGATGGAGATGATGGAGGAAAGCAGTATCTTTGGGATACTTCTTGGTTCTTTGTTCCGAAGGAACTGCTCGGTATCAATCGTGACCCCCGTACTAAGGAACCTATTTATTGGTTTGATCCTGATACTGGCAAGTCTATTTTCTTTAATTTCTCCAATTTTGATAAGAATGAAACTCGTCCTGATGTATCTGGTGTTCAATTTATTGCGCGAGACAAGCCTATTCCTGATGAATGGATTGATGCTGCGATTCCTCTAGATCAGGTTCTTATTAAGACTTCTTATGAAGAAATTAAGGCCATGATGGATGGTGTCGTAGAACATGATGCGCCTGATTCTTGTGCGTCTCCTTCTGCGGAAGAGGAAGTTCAAGAACAATTGGATGCTGCTTTTGGCCGTTCTGATGCTGTTGAAGATGAGAAGACGGAAGAAGCCTCTACTGCTCCCCGGCGTTCTCGTCAAAAGCCAGCCGAGGGCAATCCCCTCGTTGTAAAAGTAATGCATATGGAAACTATGGAAGATGTAGATGCTTTCTGTGAAGAAAAGGGCATTGAAGTGTATATGCAAGACTATGAGGAACTTGGTTTGTTTAAGGCGGCTGTTGCTGAGTGGCTTAAAGAAGATCGTCCGTTCTAAGTTATACAAATAATTAATAAATCCCCATAGAATATATGAAAACAATTATCAACCTCTATATTCTATGGGGATTTTATTCTATAAGGATTAAAATATGAAATTATTTGATTATAACTTTATGGAGTGCTTAACCGATGGTATAATGTTTTATGGAGTAACAATTAAGCGGCCTATAGGGGCATATTCAGCTAATGATTATGTAGATTATTTATTTGTTAATTTAGATAATAGTACGCTAACTATTGGAAATGATAATTTAGAAAAAGAAGAAATAGTTAATTTCTATTTGGAGACATAGTTTATGGCACGACCAAAGAAAGCAAAAAATATCAAAGATGAATTAGATGAAGTAATAAATGAGGAATCTGAAGTGAATGATAGTAATACACTATATGTGTCTACAGGATGTACTCTTTTAAACATTGCGCTTTCTGGTAAGCATGACGGAGGTATTCCTGTTGGTACAGTGGTGAACCCGGCAGGATTTAGTCATTCAGGAAAATCGTTGCTTGCCATGACTCTTCTTGCTGAAGCTGCAAAGAATCCCGCCTTTGATGATTATGAACTACATATGCAGGATACTGAAAATGGAGCCTTGTTTGATGTTATCAAGTTTTTTGGTAGCAAACTAGATAGGCGTATTATAAAAACCATTGACAATTCTATGGAAGGCTTCTTTACCAAGTTAACAGAAATGACTGATAAAGGTAAAAAGTTTATCTATATTATTGATTCTTATGATGGATTGATGTGTGCCGAGGACCGAAAACGCAGGAAGGAAATTCAAGACGCACATAATAGCGGAAAAGAATTTAAATTTCAAGATTTTCCAAGACGCGCTGCTTTTGGGCATGAACTTTGTAGAAATATGGTTTCTGATATTGCCAAAACAGGTTCTATCATTATTAATATTTCTCAGGCAAAAGAAAAACTTAATGCCACTATGTTTGAAGATAAGAAGCGTAGGGCTGGTGGAACTTCATTAGACTATTATACTCATGTGGTATTTTGGCTCACCCTTGGGGCTACTGATAAAACAACCGAAGGTAATGTGGTAATTCGAGATGGGCATTGGGTTAATTTTGATATTACAAAAAACAGGGTAAATGGAAGAAGTAGTAAAATCAAGTTGTATGTTCGTCCTGAATATGGAATCGATGATATTGTTTCTAATATTGCATTTCTTGAATCAGTGAACGCTTTAGAAAAAGAAAAGCGATCTTTTGTTATTGATCAGTGGGGGTTTAAAGGAACTCAGGACTCTTTGATTTCATTTATTGAAGAAAATAATAAAGAAGAAGAACTGGCTAAAATGGTCGAAGATGCCTGGAATAGGGTTATTGAAAAGGTAGGCAGTAAGATTGAAAGGAAAAAGAGATATGAGTAATTTTAATACAAATACATTAAACAAAGAAGAATGGTTAACTCCTAAGTATATAATAGATTCATTAGGTCCATTTGATTTAGACCCCTGTGCTTCTACAATACAACCTTGGAAAACTGCAACAACTATTTATACTAAAGAGGATGATGGATTAAATAAAGAATGGTTAGGGAGAGTGTGGTGTAATCCTCCTTATGGGCGAGAAACATTTAAATGGATAAACAAATTAAGTACACATAAAAGTGGATTAGCATTAATATTTTGTAGAACAGAAACTAAAGGATTTCATTCAGAAATATGGAATAAGGCAGAATCCATATTCTTTTTTAAAGGACGATTGTATTTTTGTAATACTAATGGAGAAAGCCAAGGTCCAGCAAATGCCCCCTCCTGTTTAGTATCTTTTTCTATATCCGATTCACTTAAAATAGAAAATGCTTTTTTAAATGGGGATATTAAGGGTAAACATGTTATATTAAATAATAAGAGTTTAGTATGAGTAAATATCTTCTTGCTCTTGATCTTAGCATTGCATGTACAGGTGTTTGTTTGTTTCAAATTGAAACAGGAGCATTAGCAGCACATTACATCATTCCAATTAAGAAAGCAACAAAAAAAGCATACAAGGGTTTATATAATATTGGGGTTCACGAAGACGAATACGTAAGTTTTTACTCGGACCCTGAAAAATTTCACTATATTTCCGAAACTTTGTTGACTCTTTTGAAACCTTATGATAGGAATATTGAGTGGGTAGCAAAAGAATCCTATGCCTACGGAGGGTCTTCGCTCTCTAGGCTTGCTGAACAATGTGGAGTTTGCTCATATCGACTATGGCAGAATGGGCATTTGGAGAGCGATGAAAATTTGATTCAGATTGCTCCTGTGAGTGTCAAAAAATATGCTACAGGAAAAGGCAAAGCGACCAAGGATGAAGTGATGCACGCAGTAGAATCTAAATGGGATTATCCAAAAGGCTATTGGTTTTCATCAGATGATTGTGATGCTTTTGTTATTGGAAAAATCGCCATGATGGTTTTGAATAACACTCCACAAAATAAATATGAAAAAGAACTGCGGGATTCAATCATCAAAAGAAATAAATTAGAATTGGAGTAAACAAATATATATGCCCCTAACAAAAGTATATCAAGCTCTATCGCAGATAGCCAATGTGTCTTCAAGAGAAGATAAAAAATATTATATAAAAAAATATATCAATGAGATTGGTAGACCTTTCTACATGACTCTACGATATGTAGGAGAACCTACTCTCAAATTTAATGTCAAATCAATTCCATTTTTGCCAAACATCAAGGCAGCAAAAAATGACATAGAGATATTCGACTATCTAGACTATTTGTCTTCAAAACGTGGAGCAACACAAGATGAGAAGAGAGTTCTTGCAGCTATCGCCTCTTCTAATGAGGAAACCGTAGAAGTAGTAAACAGGATTCTTGCTAAAAATCTGAAGTGTGGGGTATCAGATCAGACAATTAAAGAATTTGTAACTGATATTACTGATCCTGGTGTTATGCTCTGTGGATACAAGGTAGAAGTAATCAAGAAATATGATGATGTATCCAGTGCTATTAATCTTTTTGTAAAGCGTTGCGGTGGTTGGCATAATGTAGTCGGGCATGTAAAACTGGATGGTATGAGAATTAAATACAGCAATGGCAGTTATTTTACCAGAGGGGCATTGGATAATCAATTCTTTTCTTTTCTTAAAGATGAACTACACATTTTAGAAGAAAATGTAAGAAAAATTATCAAGTTCTCCAATAATGAATACCCAATTGAGTTTGATGGGGAGATAATGTATGAAGGAGAACTGAACTCCACGGCTACTGATTATTCTTCAATAAAAGATATTGATATTGATAAACTTGTATATCGTGTATTTGATATTCCTAATATTGGATTTCATCAAAAAGAACGAATTGAGGTATTGGAAAAAGCATTAAATAGTTTGACACTCAAACAAATTGCTCCAATTGACACATATTATTTTAGTGATGAAACAGACATGCTTTTGAAGTTTGATTCTCTTGTGGCAGAAGGCAATGAGGGATTGGTGCTTAAAAATGCCAGAGCCAATTATCAGCCAAAGAAAAGTGGAGATTGGTGCAAAGTTAAATTATTTGATACTATTGATTTACCTGTTGTCTCGGTTACACAAGGAAAAGGCAAGTTTAAAGGCACGGTAGGCACATTTCATTGTTTGCATAAGGGTAAAGTTGTTGATGTGGCTAGAGGAGCCTGTTCTGATGGGGAGGCTCGGTTCTATTTGAAAAACCCTCCTGAAATTATTGAGGTGAAATTCCAGGAGGAAACTCCTGATGGAGCATTTAGATTTCCAACATTTTTTAGAGATAGGAGTGGAGATAAATAAATGGAAACACTAAATAACAAAGAGCAACAAAAAGTGGTTGAGTGGTTTAAAGAGAATTACGATAAAGTATACATAAAGTATGACACTAATGTTGTTGTTTACTATACAGATGAAATTGTGATTGGTATGTATCATGATGGTAGTTGTAATATACTAGTAATTAAACCAACTGGTTATAAACGTGACTATTGGAATAAATGTAAGGCAAATAAGGTTATTAAAAAGATTAAACGCTTTGTGGAGTAGTAAATGAACACTTACATCGTATTTATGGCAACCGGAAAGGAAAAAGAAATAGAAGCGTTTGGAGTTAACATTACAAATGAGGGAAATTTAATTTTCTATAAGCAAGATAATACTTTTGTTGCCGCTTTTTGTTCAAAACAATGGAATTATTTTATAATGGAAAATCAGAATGATTAAATCGGTTCATATAAAAAACTTTGAAGCCCATGCTGATTCTTTTTTTGAATTTGAAAATGGAATCAACAATATCAGTGGAACTTCAAATAACGGAAAAAGTTCTGTAATCAAAGCATTAAATTGGTGCTTGTTTAATCAACCTGCTGGTTTTGCTTTCAAGAAGCATAACTCAAAAGGAACTACTTCAGTTAGAATTGAATTTACCAATGGATCATATCTAGAACGAGAAAGAGGTTCCCAAACAAATCAATATGACTGTAACGGTGAAATTCTTACCGCTCTTGGTTCTGGTGTTCCCGATCAAGTAAAAGAACTAACTGATATTGAAAACATCAATATTCAAAATCAATTCGATCAATTTTTTCTATTACAGGAATCTTCTGGTGAGGTAGCTAGAACTCTAAATTCAATTGTGGGTTTAGAGGTGATTGATAGTGCTC